GCAGCTACACCTATGCCAACTGGTGTATTAAAAAATAACGGCGCGGATTTACCAGAGGCACAAATACAGGGATTACTTTCAGCTTTTAAGAGTGCAAGAGCTAATAGATCAACCGCTTACTTAACTTCAACTCTTGAGTATGTGCCTACTTCCTTTTCTCCTAAAGATATGACATATAACGAAAGCAGCCAGTATCTAAGTACCGAAATAGCTAGAGCTATGAACGTACCTGCGTATCTAATTAGTAGCGATATGAATAACTCAATGACCTACCAGAATATATTAGAGGGGCGTAAAGAGTTTTTTGCCTACTCGTTGCAGCCATACGTTAGCGCGATATCTGATCGCCTCTCAATGAACGATATAACAAACAGTCAGAATAAAGTTATTTTTGCCGTAGATGATACGTTTTTACGTAGCGATACTAAAGCCCGCCTCGATGTAATAGAGCAAATGTTAAGACTTGAGTTAATAGATATAAATACTGCCCGAGCTATGGAAGCACTTACACCGATGGGAGCCAATGATGTTATTAACGTTTAAGCAAGAAATACAAGCAGCCGATAAAGAGACTGGGATTATTTCCGGGATGGTCGCACCTTATGGGCAAGTAGGTTTTACTAGCGCGGGCCCGGTAATGTTTGAGCGCGGATCTATTGCTATCGCCGATGCTACAAAAATTAAATTACTTAGTCAGCATCAGCAAGATATGCCAGTAGGTAGGGCAATAAGTTTTACAGATGCTACCGATGGCGTTTACGGATCTTTCAAGGTATCAGGTAGCACTAGGGGACGAGATGCCTTGCTCCTAGCGCAGGAGAACCTAGTTAGCGGCTTATCCGTTGGGGTCGATGTATCAGCCTCAAAGCCAATGGGTGACTATCTGCTGGTAACGGCTGCGGTCCTCAAAGAGGTATCACTCGTTGAGTCTGCCGCTTTTGCTAGCGCATCCGTATCAGATATTGCAGCAGCCCGGGCTCAGCTCGTAGCTGCAACAAGCACCAAAATTATTACGGCCAACTCGGACGTGATAGAAAACAATAACGAAAGCGAGGAAGCTGTGACTACAGCCCCAGAAAATACACCGGAGGAAAGTCTGGTAGATGTACCGGCCGAGGCTGTAACAGTCGAGGCAGCCCGAAAGATTATCAGACCATCCGTACTAGACTCTCAAAGAGTTCGTACCCCTATCACTTCAATGGCTACTTACACCGAGCACAAAATTAAAGCTGCACTGGGTAGCGCGGACTCTCGGCTATATGTAACTGCAGCCGATGATAGCTTTACTACAAACCCGGGTTTTAATCCGACGCAATTCCTAACCGAGTTTGTAAGTAATACAAACTTTGATACGCCAATGATTAACGCGCTTAGCTCTGGAGTTCTACCACCTTCCGGTATGACTCTTTCAGTACCAGCTTTAGTAACTTCAGCTGGCGGACAATCAGGCGTTGCGCCAGTCGTAACGGTAGAGGCCGAAGCTGGGGCTGTACAAAATACAGGTATGGTAACCGAGTACCTATCGGGAACAGTTAATAAGTACTCCGGTATGAATACGCTCAGTATAGAACTTCTCGAGCGCTCAGATCCTAACTTTTACACAGAGCTTACTAATCAGCTACAGCGGGCATACTCACTAGCTACAGATGCTGCCGTAATTGCAGACGTGGTAGCCGGTGGCGTGCAAGGTACGGGAGTAGCTGCAACGAGTGCAGGTATTATTAGCTATGTCTCTACCGAGTCTGCCAATATCTATAAGAATACGAGCTTCTTTGCTCGCAACTATGTAGCCGGTCCTTCACAGTGGAGCCTACTAATGGGCGCAACAGATACAACCGGGCGGCCTATTTATAACGCAGCTGCACCTATGAACGCTGGCGGCCTTGCTACACCTTCAAGCATCCGGGGTAATGTCCTCGGTCTTGATCTGTATGTGGATCACCAAATGGTAGCTACTACTATCGATGACTCAGCCTTCATTGTTGCACCGGAAGCTCTTACCGTCTATCGAAGCCCACAGGCTTATATGTCGGTAAATGTTGTTTCGAACCTGCAAGTACAGGTAGCGATCTATGGCTTTATGGCAACTATCGTAAAAATGCCAAAGGGCCTAGTTCGCTTCAACTTAACCTAAGTAATACCTAGTAGTGGGTCAGGCTTTGAGTAGCCCTTTTAGCCTGACCTACCTAAGACAAAGTAAAGGAGTAAAAGATGCCAGCGACATACGTTACCGAAGCCGAGCTACGGGCTAATCTTGGCATTGAGAACCTTTACTCCTCCGATGTCGTGGAAACAGTCTGCCAATCGGCTCAGGATTTAATAAACCAGTTTTTATGGTTTGACTCTGCTTCAGTCGTGGGTACTACCCTGCAAAATAATATAGCTACGGTTATGATTTCTAACCCGGCTATCTATAGCACCGGGCAAGTAGTCACGATAAGCGGATCGGGCGCGGTCTATAACGGTACTTACACTATTACCGGAACGATACCTTTTACAGCTGGCTCGGCTGCACTCTTTCCGCTGATTAACTTTGCGGGATTTAGCGCTTACTATCCGAACGGCTTTAGCTTTATACAGTACGCAAAAACTAACGCGAACCTTAACTTTACTAGAGTGCTTCCTTACGGTCAGGTAATAGGGGCAGATACTAAAACTACTGCTTACGCCGACACCCCAGCCATAAGAGAAGCTTCTATGATTTTGGCGGTAGATATATTTCAAGCCCGGCAAGTCTCCCAGACTGGGGGAGTAAGCCTAGATGGATTTACCCCTAGCCCCTACCGTATGGGTAACTCAATGATCGGAAAGATCCGCGGTCTTATTTCAGGGTATCAAAACCCAGCTTCGATGGTCGGCTGATGGCTACCCCAATTACAACACTTAGGGCCGATATCGCAGCGGTCTTATCTAACCCGAGCGTATGGAATACATACGACTTTCCGCCTTCAACTATTACCGCTAACTCGGTGATCGTTGCCCCAGCCGATGCCTATATCACGCCGAGCAATAACAGCTACGCAAGTATCGCGCCGATGGCTAACTTTAAGATTATTATGACGGTGCCAATGCTAGACAATAAAGGCAACTTAAACGGAATAGAAACTTTAGCGGTGGCGGTATTTATTAAGCTCTCAGCCTCGGCGCTGGTATTTAATGTAAGCGCCTTGAGTGCTCCGAGTGTATTAAGTGTGCAAAGCGGCGATTTACTAACGGCGGACTTCACTATCCAAATACTAACGGCTTGGAGCTAACGATGGCATATACAGATGACGATATAAAGTTTTTAATTAAGATCGGGCAGATCACTCAGCCGCCTGCTCCAGTTAAAGTAGTAAAAACCAAACCCGAAGCAACACAAACAAACGAAAGCGAGGAATAGGCTAAATGGCTATTTACTTATCTAATGGAGTGGTCGTAACCCTTGACTCGGTGGATCTCTCAAATCACGTCACTAGCGCAACAATTAACAGAGTCTTCGAGGAACTGGAAATAACCAGTATGGGGGATTTTTCTAGAACCTATGTCAAAGGTCTCGAGACTAGTACCGTAGCTTTGGATTTCCTAAATGACTCAGCTACTAGTCAAGTCCTACAAGTCTTGCAGGGTGCTTGGGGTAGAACTGTACCTCTTACGCTAAAGCAAACAAGCGCGGCTATTTCAGCCGAAAATCCGGAATACCAGACGACTATTATTGTGAACAATACTACCGACATTAACGGGGCTCCGGGAGATATTTCAAGCCAGTCGATTTCCTTTACCTGTAATTCGGTAATTGTTGTAGATACAACACCATAACCAACCAACCAATCAAAGGGGCTAACAAATGGCAAGATTAAAGATTACTAGGGCTAGCGGTGAAACTACCGAGCATCAGATCACGCCACGAATAGAGTACAGCTTCGAGCTATATTCTAAAAAGGGTTTTCACAAATGTTTCCGCGAGGATGAAAAGCAGTCGGATTTATTCTGGTTGGCTTGGGAGTGCATACGCAGCTCAGGCGAAACGGTGCCAATATTCGGAGCCGAGTTTTTGGAAACCTTGCAAAAGGTAGAGGTTCTAGACGATGAACCTTTCGGCTAGGGCGCGACTCTTTTACCCATTTGGTAGCTCGTCTATCAATTAGGTTAGGGCTCGCGCCTCAAGCCGTACTAGATCTTGAGCCGATTATGTTTAAGATGTTGATACAGGTACTAAACGAACAGGATAAGGAGGCCCGGGATGCCAGTAGAGTTAAAAGGCGTTAAGGCTACGATCCGCGATATCCGTAAGTTTGACCCGGAGCTGCTTAAATCTATGAACAAAGAGATCAAGGCGGTAATGGTGCCGCTGCGTAATAAGGCTAGAGGGTATGCACCCAGCCCAGTACCGGGTAACTTATACGGCTGGAACGAGAAAACCGTAGGCAGAAAAATAACGGCGCGTAACTCAGCCTTTAGGCAATTCAACGTAGAGGGCCGCTTACGCCTATTTCCTTTATACGATCACGCCGAAGCGGTCAAAGGTATCTACTACTCACAAGCTCCAAGCAAGCGAAACCGAAGCGGATTTAGGGCGCTCTACTTTGTGGCTAATCGCAGCGCCGCCGGATCAATTTATGAAACTGCCGGGCGCGCTACCGAACCATCTAACAGAGGTTACAGATCCAATAACCCCGGAGCTGGTGCTCACTTCATACAGAGGATGGGGCCACTCTATGGCGATAAGCAGAACGAGCGCGGCCGCTTAATATTTAGAGCTTGGAAAGAGGATCAGGGCAAGGCTCAGGATGCGGTAATAGCTGCAATCAGTAAAACAATTAACGCCTTCAACCAAAACCGATTAGGTAAGGCTGCCTAATGGCCTTCCTACCA